TGGGCTTAGTATAATATATTAAAATATATAGTAACTTTGAAATTATGGCATACCTAACAGCGGCTGATTTAACCAAGATGATGATGGAATATTTGAAGAGTAGAGGTAATGATGTTTGGCGTAATAATAACTTAGCTGTTAAAGGCAGAAGCTTCATTGGTAGAAAAGGAGTTCCTGATATTATTGGCTATTCTAAAAAGTATGGTCAGTTTATAGGATGCGAGGTTAAGGCTATAGGTGATAGACCATCTGTAGAGCAAATGGAGTTTTTAACGAATCTAGGAATGTGTGGAGGGATTGCAATGTTATGCCAACAACTAAGAGACGAAACTATAATTGTTAAAATATTTAATCAAGATGGCGAAAGCAAAGACTACAAATTCACAGAAGGTGAACTTCGGTAAGAGAAGAGAAGGTAAAGCAAAGAAACGTAAAGGACCTAAAGACAAACCAGTTAAAAAATACAACAGGCAAGGAAGATAATGAAAGATACCTACGGTAAAAGAACATATAGCTGCAACTGCGGAAGATTAACCGAAGATTATGTTTGGGAGTCTCAGTTAGCAGAACATAAGGTTAGCTGCTTTAAATGTGGCAAAGAATTAACTAATGTCCAGTTAAATACAAAAAAAACTGGACAAATTATATCAATAAGAACACCTACTAAAAATAGATAATATGGAAAATATAGAATTAGAAAACAAGGAATTAGTTATTAATGCTGAAAATTTGCCAAAACCAGGACCTAAAAAACTTAGTCCTAAAGTAACTAAAGAGCAAAAAGAGTTTGTTTCAGAAGAAACTATTGCTACTTTTGAAGAGATATTAAAAGACTATGCTATAGATTTAAAGTATAGACCTTTTATAAAACAATTAGTTAACGAATACAGAAAGAATGGATAATGAAAATTATGACAGCGTTGTAACAGAGGTTATTAATCGTTACAAGGATAGAGCCAATTTAGGTTTAAATAAATATGGCACGACTTTGGATAGAGATGACTTATCAACGGAACAATGGTTAGACCACGCTATAGAGGAAGCATTAGATTTAAGCTTGTACCTAACCAAATTGAAACAAAATTTCAAAAAGAGTATTTAACAATCAAAAAATAAAAACATGGCAAACAAATCAGACAAAATTTACTTAGGTAGATGTTTCAGTATGAAGACCGCTTACGGTGAATTTAAGAAAGTATCTTTAGGTCCAGATGACTTAGAGAAGATTAATGAGTTCGCAAAGAACAACAAAGGATGGGCTAACCTATTAATTAAAAACAAGAAGACTGCAGGACCTGGTGAAACTAATTTCTATGTAGAGATGGACACATGGGTTGCTGACGGTAAGAAAGAAAAATTACCATTCTAATGAAAAATTTAATTTCTACATTAACAAATTTGTTATTAGTTTTGACTATTCTTTATTTGCCATTTGCATTTATACAGAATATTTGGAATCCATTAGCATGGCACATAGCAATTAGAGGATTATATTTCTTGTGCTTAGTAGCTATAGCAACATTTGGTTACGACCAATATACAAAAAGATAGTTTGTGTTTTGTTATAATTAAAGTGAGAAGGGTAGTAGTAATACTACCTTTTTTTGTGCATTAAAAAACCTCCGTAGAAACGGAGGTCGTACCTTAAATTATGCGTATGTCGAAAAAAACAATAAGCAAATCTAATAACCTTAATTGATATAACAAAAAAAATCCCCTTTTTTAAGGGGGATTCTAACCAAAAAACCAAAACACCAGCTTATGAGAGAAGCATCTTTAAGAACTTTTGTTCGTTCTATCGTAAAATTTAGTTAATACAGAGCCGTATAATATAGCTTGATACCTAGCAATAAACGCATCAGCAGATTCGTTTACATAAAAGTAGTCTTCAGATTGCATATACACAAAGCATCTGTCTTCGTTTTCGTCATCATTAAGCACACTTTCTACCATGTGGATGTTTATATAGGCATCTGACTGCTCTACCATGTCTCCATATTCGTAGCTATCATCTTCCGTTAAACTGATAATGTGCATTAACATAACTCATCGCTTTTGTATTAGTGTCCTCAGTTGTTTTTTGATTAATTCTAGTTTAGATTCTAACTCAAGCTTTTGCTTCATTAAGATTTCTACTAACTTAGCCTCTTCTGCGGAACTCATACAAATTTACGTTTTTAATATTTAGAGATAAAAAAGTGCATACTCAATTGATTATCAATTAAATACACACTTTAGTTTTTAGAACTACTGCCTTATTTTGACTTCGGAAGCCTTATTATTTTACTTCCTAAAGGCATCGGAACAAATATAGCGATTCTACCACCATCAAGTACCACTCCGCATCCTAATGTGGGTCTTTTGGGGAAAGGTTTAGAATACTCCATTGCATAGGCGTTTATATCAATTCCACAGCCCACATTCATGCCGAATATCATGTCTTTATCTGAGCTGCTATATAACACACCTCCAAAGCTATGGATGTGACCTATAACAGTAGATTGTCTTGCGTCTCTTGCTCTATTGATGGCACCAGCTTGTCCTGAGCTACCTGTACCATGAGTATACAAAACACCATCTATTTCCCATTCTAAGGCCCATTTCCAGCCTTTTGGTGCATCCCAAGCATCTTCATAGGATTTAATAAATCGATTCGGCAATCCAGTCGTTTGGGCCTTTCTTTTATGTAAGGCAGAATGATTACCTATACAGACCTTAACATTAGGAAATCTCTTGTACCAGATATTAAGTTGTTTCTGAGCCTCTTCAGACTCCTTAGATGCTGAGTGGCCATTAGGATTAGTCTCATGGTAGCTAATGGCATGGTTGTCTACCTCGTCTCCAATATGGATAATCTCCGAACATTGGAACTTGTTAAAAACTTCGTAGCAGAATTGTAAATACTGAGAATGACAAAAGGGGAAATGAGTATCCCCTATGATGCCTACGTTTTTCTTGCTCATTGGTGTTGGTTTTGGTTAGGTTGGTTATTTGTATGGTGCGTATGCTGTTCTTCCGTTTGTTTTGATTGCTTTCAGAATTTGTTTTCTATTCTTTCCTGCATTATAAGAAACGTGAACCCAGTCAGGTTTATTGTTGTCACCGAACTCCCATATCAATTGGTCAAACTCTAAATGGTCTTTAATGTAGTTAAAGATTTCAGTGTTAGATTTACCACTCATGCCATCCATATCGATGTCAGCAGCCTTACCTTCACAATGTTGTGAACTTAAAGAACCTCCAATAAAGTGGTTCAAGTTCTTACTTCTATATCCAGATGATATATTCAATGGTCCACCATTAAAGATTCTTACAGGCTCAAGCACTTTCTCACAAAGCACTTTAAGATTATCTTGATGTTCAGGAGTTGGCTCATTTGATACTCCATGTCTTTTAGCAGATTCACTTCTTGTAAACTCAGCTAAATCAAAGTGTGCACTAAGCTTCATTATTATCTTTTTTAAATATTTTCTCTGCTGCTGTTAAACTTAAACAGCCAAACGCTAACAAAGCTACTGATTCTACTAGAACTGGGCTAGGGGCAATATGTTCGTCACTAAAGCTATTATGATACATAGTAAGGCAAAGTGATATAGTGCACAATAAACCACATAAACGCTTCATACTAAACCTACCATTATCTTCTTGAAAAAATTGTTTCATATTAATGTAATTGACTAAATTGTAAAATGATAATAAACATCAGCATTAATTTACTTGCTGCGTGTATCTTGTCTATTTTGCGTTGATTTTCTTCCCAATCTTCGTATAAAGATTTGTTAAGTGAGTATTTATATTTCCAATTATAGACGCTATCCTTTTCAATAGTTCTAACGCTGAGTAAAGAGTCATTCTTTTTAATTTTAGATTGTAAATTATTTATAGAGTCATGATATGACCTATAAAGATTATTGATGGTATCTGCTTGACCTATGGTAATAATCACCACAGAGTCTTGACCTATCTTTTTAGTTTTTGGGTATTGCGAGAATGTTAAAGTTGGTGCCAGTGTCAACACTAACACTATCAAGCTTAATCTTAACTTCATTTAATTCTGTTTTTAGGGCTTTAACTTCTTGCTTAATTTCAGCAACCTTACTAACGGTTTGCGTTACTATAGCTTCCTTTGCTTTATCAGCTTTTACTTGCACTTCCTTATTCTTGGATAAGGTTTGATGAAACTCATTCATCAACTGCTGAAACTCTTTGTCCTCTTTAGGGGATAACTCTGGCTTGTTGGTTACCTTGTGACCTACTACTAAAACACCAGATAATAAGAAAATTAAGAAGGTCGCTTTCATTATTTGACTGATTTTTTAATTGCCCCCATAGCATCTAAAGTCTCTAGCTTAGTAGTAGTAGACGAAAGGGCTGTTTTACACTCTATTAGGGCTTGAGTCTTTAGGCTATCCTTAAACTCAAGGTTATTGATACGCTGTTCTTGATTGTCAATTCTGCTATTGAAATTACTCCTAATATCTACATATAATGCAGAGATTCCTACAATAACTAGGAATAGGGTTCCCACAATGGGATTTTTAGCGAAGTCTTTAAAGCTAATCGGAAGAGGATTAGCACTCACATTTAAGCCTTTTTTTGGAGCCATCTTTTATTTTTTACCAATTTTGAAGTACAAGCTACCTGAGTAGCCAATACCGTAGTTTTTATATAAATCTAAACTAAGACCAATTAGAGCCTTATTTTTGGCATTTAGCATCAAGGAAGGACTTACTACTTGTAAGCCATTAGATGGTCTAAAATCGCCTCTAAATCCCCAATAAAGGGTATTCTTAGATTTCTCTACATAAAGTTGCTTGGTAATGATGGTTTTTTCAGTCAAATTAGCCTTAAAAGACCTAGAAAGTATCTTATTTTGGCTTATAGTGTCTGTAATCACAAAGTTATTACTATCTTGGTAAATAGTGTCATTGTACGCAAATTTACGCATATAATCGGATAAGACCTCTATTGTATCATGTATTTCTATCTTCTCAGTATCGGTTAAAATGATATATGATTGTATATCTTTTCCTTGTTTATACTTAGTAAAAGTTTTCTGTTGGTAAACCGTATCATGTACTTCTACCAGTTTGCGATAGTTACGCATATCGCTAAAGTCAGCTTTACCTATATAGGTAGCATCCCTGAAAAAAAGTAGCCATAATACGACTAATACTATGGCTACCAATAAAATGTCCTTAATGCGTAACATTATTCACCTTCTTTAGCTTCTACAGGAGCTTGTTCTTGAGCAGCTTTCTGTAAGATGTTTAAGATTGGCTGTGCGTACTTAAAAGGCGTCTCAAGGAGTATCGCCTCTAATTGTTGTAATTGTTCGTTGCTTAATGTCATGGTTATATATTTTTTACAAATTTATGATTTATTCTCTAATGCTGATACTTTAGCAGAAAGTTCTTGGATTGCTTTACCCATTATTGCTACCAATTTAGAATAATCTACTCCTTGATAAGATGGGTTATCATCTTTGCCAATAGCATCCTTTTCTCCATTAACTGCATAAGGTACAATTTCTTGTAATTCATGTGCAATTACTCCAGTACTTCTTGCATCTTCTGATTTCCATTTAAAATCGTAAAACTTTATTTTAGATAAAATATCTAATCCTTCAAAATCTTTTAAATCTTCTTTTAAACGATAGTCAGAACTTGTATTATAAGTAGTTGAACTTGCATTTGCTACAATAGAACCAACCTCAGATGAACCACCAGCATTTCCTATTGAAATAGCTTTGCCTCCATTTGACGCAACGCTTACCGCAAATATGTATCCATAATATTGAGATGGTATACAAAAAACCCTTCTACTACCTCCATCATAAATTGAAAAGTTAGTTTGTGAACTTCCGCTTATACCAGCTATTCTTGTCTCTCCATTGGCAAATACTTTGAACCATTCATTTGTTCCTTTGTTTGTACCATCGCCTCCAGCTGCTTTAAAGACATATTCTGAACCATTAGCCGCAGAGTCTAAAGCCATACCATAACCATCTGCATGAGCAGCATAAACAGAAATTTTATTATTATTTTCTAATAAAACAGACCATCCGCTTCCACTTCCAGCACCAACAGAGTGCAATCTATACCCAGGACTACTTGTACCAATTCCTACATTACCATTATTTAAAATTGCTAATCTTGTAGCAAATGTAGTACCAGTTTGAGTAGTTGATGATTGTATAGCAAAATCTCCATATTGATTTACATCATTTGAAATCCACCAAGTTCTACTATCAGTTGATGCACCATAAGCTTGTTGTATACCACCAGATGCACCAGCACCATTTTTTAAATATAATAAACCATTACCATAAATATTACCAGTAAATCTACCACTACCAGTAACTTCAAATTTATAGCTACCAGAAGGTGTACCACCTATACCTATGTTATTAGATGAGTCTGTAAATATTGCTAAAGGTATTGTACCTAATTTTTGCGTCAATCCCATAATTCTTTATTTTATTTTGTGGCTACTAATTGTTTTAATTCTTCAATTTGAGTTTGTTGTTCTTGTATTGCTTTGATTAATACTGGTACTAATTCTTGGTATCTAACACCTAAATATTCAGTTTGATCTTCTGATTTGCCTAAGGTACTTTTATCTATAACCTGAGGAAATACTTTTTCAACATCTTGTGCAATTAACCCTAAATTTTCTTTTTTGTCAACATCTGATTTCCAACTAAAATTAATTGCTCGTAATGTCATTAATTTGTCAATAGCATTTTCAATATTCCCAGATATATCTTTTAATCTTTCATCAGAATTTGAAGTCCAAGATGTTGCATTAGTTGACATATAAACTCCACCTGTTCCATTCATTAAATACCAATTTGAATTAGACGCTTGCCAATAAATTTGAGCCTTATAAGTGAAGTTATCGTAGAATCCAATTTCGGAATAACTACCGCCAGAACGATTATTTAAAAATAATTGACCTCCAGATGAAGAACTTAACCCAGTAATTTGAACAGCAAAAGCTGAACTATTTGTTGTATTATTAAAAAGAAGATTCCCTCCTTCTGTTATTCTTGCTCTTTCTGCACCAGTTGAATTACTACCATCACCAGAATAGAATTGTAATGTACTGCCAGTTAATCTTAATTCTCTAATATTTTCTGTGAATACTTGATATCCAGCAATTTCGGAATAAGAAGATTGAGCACCTTTCATTCTTATACCTCTATCAGATGCAAACTTAAATCTTGTTACACCATCGGATGCAATATTTATTCTTTCTGTTCCAGCAGTATAAAGTAATAATGGAGTACTTGAATTCGTACCGAAATTCATTGCACTTGTGCCATCAACATTAAGAAATGCCAATTCGCTACCAGTGCTTGAAAACCAAGATGTACGCATAAATTCTCCATTACCAGCATTTCCTATATATCGTACAATTGGAGCACCACTTAAACCTAATTCTTTAATAGTTAATGCACCTACTGCACTTGTTGTGCCTATACTTACTTGACCAGTAGAAGAAATTCTCATTCTTTCTACTGCTGCACTTGCATTAGTAACTGGATTAGTTAAAAATCTAATAATACCGCCTCCATTAGTTCCATCTGGTTGACCATAAGAAACAATATCTAAATATTGAGGGAATAAACCCTCTGCATTTGAATAATAAGTATTAAAAAATCCTTGTCTTGCCGTTGATGGAGTATATGTTAAAAGTGATGCTTGGTTTGTTGCACCATTTATAGATAATTTACTTGCAGCACCAGTAAATCCAATACCAATATTTGTTCCATCATCATAAATAATGCCATTACCTAATACGCCACTTGCAGTCCACTTAGCATGGTAGTTAGTAGTACCACTACCACCGATACCTCCACCAGTTACCGCTACAACCGCTTGAACTATGTCATTAGCTTGACAAGCAGTTGCTAAAGTAAATGATGTACCATTTGTTGCAGTATATTCAGCAGCAGCTAATTTAGAACCATTGTAATAAACCGCTAATTGACCTACTGTATAACCACCAGTAACAGTGAATGCTGTTTGACCAGCAGTTGCAGTAAAGTCTTGAGTGTTTGTAGCGTTTACATTCGGTGTAATTGTCCAGCTTCTATCAGCACTTAAATCGTATGTAGTACCATTGATGCTTAAAGTTCTTGTTGTTGGTACACCACCTAAACCACTTAAAGTGTAATTAGGAATGTTTAATGTACCAGCACTAAATGTAGATGCACCACTTGAACCAGTTGTAGTTAAAGTGATTGCTCCTTGCTTATTATTAAACGTGGTCCAATCTGTAGAAGATAATAAACCAGTTGTTGTGCCACTTGCAGTTGGGATAGCAGTTTGAGAAACCGCAGTTACCAATCCCTTTCCGTTTACAGTTACTGTTGGTACAGTTGTAGAGTTACCATAAGTACCTACGTTAGTGTTTACAGTTGCAAGAGTTAAAGTTGTATTAGAACCTGTACTACCTGAACCTGTAACATCACCCACAAAGCTTAAAGAGCCTGATGGAATAGATACGGCTACAGTAGATACTGCAGTAACCAAACCTTTACCATTTACAGTAACTACTGGAATCGCTGTAGAAGAACCAAAGCTTCCTACGTTTGAGTTAACTGTAGCTAATGTTAAAGTAGAACCAGAACCTATTACAGAGCCAGTGCCACCTGTTACAGTGATATCTGTACTTGTTAAGTTACCGAAAGTTAAAGCTGATTGCTTAGCGTTAAACGTAGTCCAATCAGTTGAGCTTAAATATCCATCAGTAGTGCCATTAGCTTGAGAAATAGATATTGCATTAGATGCTATACTTAAAGGAGCATTAGCTGTTGTAATTCTAGCAGCATAAGCAGCATCCCAGTTTGCTTGTGAAGCAGTAGTAGGAAGAGCATAACCTGCAGCGTAACTGATAGCTAATGTACCTGTATTAGTTATAGGAGAACCTGTGATTGCAAAGCCAGTAGGTACAGAAGCAGCTACCGAAGTAACAGTTCCTTGATATTGGTCATTGCTAGTGATTGTGAAACTAGGATATGTGCCACTAATTGAAGTAGTACCAGCTCCAGTTAAGCTAACCACTTGGTCAGGTGCAGTATTTGTTATTGTAAAGCTAGGATAAGTTCCACTTGTAGAGATTGCTGTACCACCTGTTAAAGTAACAGTTTGGTCAGGAGCAGAGTTAGTGATAACACCAGTTGTGCTATTGTAGCTAATGCCAGTTCCTGCACTTACAGATGCTCTTGCTCTTGTTGTAGTGAAATATTGATTAGTTCCTTCGCTAATATCAGAAGTGGTTAAGCTAACAGCTCCTGTATATCCATTTACAGAAACAACAGCGTCAGTATTGTCTACTTTCTGCCATGCAGTTCCATCGTAAATCGCCCAGTCACCTAATTGCCAATCTGTAATTCCGTTCAAATTTGTTGTACCAGGAACTGATACGATATAGTACCATCCTTTTGTACCAACACTTGATGTTAATGTAGGAGTGTTTGTAGAAGCATTCCATGTTCCTTTATAGATAGTTCCACCAATCAAACCATTGATTTGATTTTGAACCTTACCAAAGGCATCTAAGATGCTATCAGTAGCAGCAATCGTTCCACCAGTGATGTTTAATCCTGTAAGAACCTTACCGATTACCGCACTATTAGATAAAGTAGCAGAAGCAGAACCTGGTCCACTTGCGGTTACTTCACCAGTTAAAGCTGTGATGTAATTACCTGCAGCTTGTTTATTGTTAAAGGTATTCCAATCTGTTGAAGAAAGGTAACCATTTGTTGTTGAGTTAGCTTGAGAGATTGATACTACTCCACTTGTTACGCTAATAGGGCTTGTGCCACTTATTGCACCTTGTGCTCTAGCAGTTGTAAAGTACAAGTTTGAACCTTCTGCTAAATCAGTTGTAGATTTAGCTGCGAAAGCTGAATCAAATCTAGTCTGAGTGTAATATAAGTTAGTTCCCTCTGTTAAGTTTGTTGTAGTCTTATTAGAGAAAGCTGTATCAAATCTTGCTTGAGTATAGTAAAGGTTTGTGCCTTCTACTACAGCTGTAGTATTTAAAGTTTGCCAAGACTTATCACCTCTCCAATATTGAGCAGTTGTTCCTGCTGTGATTGCAGGTTCACCGCCTAATCCAGATAAAGTATAAGTAGGTACGTTTAAGATACCTGTAGTTGAACTATAAGTAGATGAGCCACTGTTACCTGAAACAGTTAATGAAATAGCTGCTCTTGCTCTTGCATTCGTAAAATACAAGTTAGTTCCTTCCGTTACTTGAGTTGTTGTGTAATCTCCTGATGTAGCTACTACAGCCCCTGTTCTACCGAATACAGAAGTAACAGGTTGTAAGTCTGACCATGATGCAGTAATTGTACCAGCATCTTGCTGAGTTAATGTTAAAGTTTTTGTAGTAGTACCAGTAACAGCAGCAGAAACGATAGTATCGTTATAAGCATTATCCCAGTTAGTTTGTTTAGCTGTTGTAGGGATGCCATAGCCTGTTGTAGTGCTTAAGATACCAGTTGAAGAATTGTAATCTAAACCAGTTACTGTTTCACTAAATGCTGCTCTTGAACGAGCATCAGTATAATATAGGTTAGTTCCTTCAGCTATGTTAGTTGTGGTTCCTGCTACGTTCTTCCATAATGAAGTTGAACCATCGTATTGTAATATGTTTCCGTTTGTAGGAGTAGTAATTAAAACATCGTGTAATTCGTCTAACTCATATCCATTTTGAATCTTAATCTCTACTACACCCTGAGTTGGATGAGAACGAACCACAATACCTACATACACTAAATGAATTGGTGCATGAGGCTTAGTAGATGTCCAAGTACCTGCTGTTGTACCACTTAAGTATAACTGAGTTCCATCAGCGTATGCCTGAGTGTCCATGTTTTCCAAATTGCCAATAACAATAACATAACCATTGTTCATATTGGTTATATCATCTCTAACAACTCCATATGTTTGAGCTGATGTAGCATCTGAAGTAGCTAAGGCTTTTGCGACAGCTGGTAAGTTACCATGCGAACCATTAATGTAAACAATAGTTCCTTTTGTTAAAGTAGCACCAGTTTGGTTATAAACCTCAGTTATTAAATTGGTAGCATCTGAGTCAGTCCAACTAGCAGTTACAGTTCCACCGTCTTGTTGGTTTAATGTAAGTGTTCTAGTTGAAGTTCCTGTTACAGTAGCACTATTAATCTTATCGTTATAAGCAGATGTCCAATTAGCTTGGTTAGCATCTGTTGGGATTGAATATCCTGATTGTAAACCTACAGCCAATGTTCCTGCAGTAGTGATTGGTGAACCAGTCACAGTTAATCCTGTAGGAGTTGTCATTGCTACAGACGTTACAGTACCTACATAAGACTCGGTTGAGTTCTCCCATGTAGTACCATTAAATCTTAATACTTGTCCAGTAGATGGGTTTGTAATGGTTACATCACCTAACTCAGTTAAGTTATAGTCTCCATCTTGAGATACTACGTTTCCAGTTCTTCCGAATACAGAGAATACACCTGTAGGTAAAGGATAAGCCCCTGACGGAGCTTCAATCACAATTACTTCTTCGGTTACATTTACTTCTACTATATCATTAACTACAGTTATTTGTGTGCTCATTATATCTTGGTTATATCTTCGTAAACAATAAAATTACCCCAGATGTAAGTCTTTTCGTTACCATTTGGGAATTGTACTACCATGTCGTAAACATAAGTACCAGCGTTCACATCTACCGCCTTATTGATGTAGATTTGGTTATTATCCAAACCGCCTATAATAATACCTCCATTAGTCTCGTTATCTAAGGTTAACTTAGCAGAAGAAGAATCAGGATATTCTCTAACCTGAATCTCAATATATGAACCTGAAAGGTCTATAGGAACCTCATTGGCAGTCAATTGGAAAACCTGACTCCATGTGTCATTTCTCCATATTTGGATGTTGTAATTAGCTGGTCTGAAGTCAGCATTAGTATTTGCACAAGCCATTATGTATAATTTCTACAAAAATAACCAATTATTGCTTAACACCACCCTATGTAATCAGTAGTACCTGATATGTAAATACTAACGTTAGAAGTAATGGTAAACGTCACATATCCAGTACAAGCTGTAGCAAAAGCAGGGTAGCTACCGACTTGAGCAGTGGTTGGCTTAATACCGCTATTATTAGGTCCGTTTACGTCAGACACAGCAACTGTAATAGTTTCTCCTGAGAAGATACCTGAAACAGTGTCTAGGGTAACCCCAGTTCTAGTAATAGCTGGGTTTAATAATACTGGTGTAGCCATTGTAGGGCTATCTATAGAATAGTAAGCGTAGAAAGTACCAGGATTGGTAGACTTTCTTCCAAAGAAGCTTACAGTGTATTGTGGAAGGGCTTGAATATCTTGGTACATCACACATTGGTTAGATGCGTAACCTGACAAATAAGATGTATCTACAAAGTAGTAATCTATTAGGTTTTGCTTAGTAACAATCTTATTACTAGCATAAGGGTAAACCGACCTTAAAGTCAATCCCTTAGCAGTCACTTGAGCAAAAGTTGTCAGATAGTTAGTACCTACAGCCATGTTATTTTAGTTTAGCTTCTAGTTCAGCGATTCTTCTTTCTAAAGCAGCAATCTTTAAGGTATGAACGTCAGAATAGTTAACCACCAACTCATTCTCACCTATAACCAACTCAGGCATAATAGCCTTGATTTGTTGTGCGGAATAGCCATATCTAATCTGAGCATTGTCTTTTCTGTTGAACTTAATCACATCAATAGGTAAGTCTATTACAGGATTCGATTCTAAGACGTTTTTAAAGCGAATATCGGACGATTCGTAGAAAGATGGAGCAGTTAGGTTACCAGACAAAGTTCCGCCTGTTAAAGGCAAATATTGGGCTGCTGCACCTGCTTCTGATAAGTATGAAGTATTATCGTAAAATACATAAGTTCCTGAAGCTTTAACAAACCCAGTTCCGTTTATGTATGCTTTTCCATTAAATGTATTCCAATCAGTAGAACTTAAATAACCACTTGCACCTGAACTTGCCTGAGCAATGCTAAATACCCCAGTTCCTGAGTTATAGGATAAAGGAGATGTAGCACTAAAATATGTTGCAGTTACAAAGCTAGGTGTAAAATTTTGCCAAGAGCCTCCTTGATATTTAATCATTTGACCATTAGTCAAAGACCCTACCTGAGTAAAGTCAGAAAGTTGCTCCATAGAGATACTTGGGAAAGGAATAGGTTGCCAAGTCAAGTCACCTCTTAAGAATTGAGAAGTAGTACCTGTGCCTAAACCATTCTGCTTATTATCCCATCTTGTGTAGTCAGTAACGGTTACATAACCAGGAACTGTACCATCTGCAGCGTTAAGGGTAAATCTACCATTAGCACTATTATAGGTCAATGCTGAACCTGCGTTAGCACTAAAAGCAACCCTTGCTCTAGCGTTTGTATAATAAAGATTAACAGAGCCTTCTGTAACCAAATCAGTATTGTAATCACCACTTGTAGCTACAACAGCTCCAGTACGGCCAAAGACGCTAGAAACTGCTCCTGAACCTGATGAGTATATTGGAATGTTCAATACCCCACCAATGTACGTTGCAGCCCCACTAGTGCCTGTTGTTGTTAAGGTTAATGATGTACCACCACTAGCAGATAAAACGCCACCAGATAGCGTTAGGTTTGAGCCAATAGTAATTTTAGTTAAAGTACCATTGGTATCACCTCCTGCTATAACATTGCCTGAACCTGCAAGGGTAGAAAACTTAGCTGAATTTACTATCTGTAATTGACTCATAATTATTTAAATAATGCTCTAACGTGCTCTCCAGCACCTAATGCTGTTCCAAAAGTTAAAATACCAGTTACTGTGTTAAACTTAACGTCATCCCCAGTTGGTGTTCCTGAAGTTAAAATATCATGCACCTCTACGCCACCTCTACTTACACTAAAGCAGTTAAATCCAATTGCACCGCTAAATGTAACAGTTGTTTCTCCTCCTGTAGCAGTATAATCAAACATTTTAACTACCTGAGAACCTATGGCAATACCAGATGTTTCAACAGATACGCCATCTATAGAGTAACCGCCAGTTCCTTGTAAGGTAACACTATATGAAGAAGTATTTTCAACAGGTCCATTTAAAGATAAAGAAGTAATATTAGCTTGTCCAGTAAGTATTGTATATCCTAGTAATCCACTACCATTCCCATTATCATTGTCTATAGAAAATTTAATTGTAATCGGAGTTCTGTTTAATACCAATTGCAATAAATAAGCATAATTATAGTTATTGCTTAATGTTACAAATCCATCACAATTAACGGACCATGTTGTTACATCGTTTTTATATTCTTTAAACCATGCCGAAGTTTGACTTGTTACCTCTACTTGTTCCACATTTGCATCAAAAGAACAATTTGTAGCAGCACCAAAAGGAACAGCTGTACTTGTGGCTGTGTTGAAATAATATAGTACAATGTTAGTTCCGTTTATTTTAGATGCCATTTTAAAATTATATTAAAGTATTATAGAATAATTCGTATTTATTAGTAGCTGTTTTAGTTGTATCTGATATTTTTAATAATGTCGAAGATATATTATTATTTACATAATTAATGGTAGAGTTCCCTAACATATATGAATTAGATGAAACATTAATTTGAGATGGGTCAGTATCAGTTGCTTTTAACATTTTAGAAGCATTAACATATCCATTTGCTGTATTAAAACTTGATATTGTGCAGTCTAAATTTATGATATTATCGCCAAGTACGTTCATGTATTGCTGCATTAATAACTCTATCAAACTCGCATAAGTACCAGATTTGCCATATTGATACCATGTGCCAAATGCTGCACCTGAGCTATTTTGAAACACTCCTAATTCTACAGGATATGTAGCAGAAGCAGAATAAACACCATAAGGTATTTCAATTTCTTTGGCATATTGACTTGTGCTATTTTGGTAAATTGTATAATTTACTTTATTTAAAAGAGGAATTACTTCTAATTTAAAATCGCCTACTTGAATGAACTCACAAGTTCCTGTTTCTACAGAAATAGCAAAAGCTATTTGTCCTGCAATTGGAACTACATCTGTTTCAAAACTAAAAGAGTTTATCTGGCTTCCTGATGTACCTGTATATGCAGGAATAGAATAATAATCGCCTGTAGTTGAACTCCACTTTGTGCCATCCCAAACATAATACGATGAACCAGCACTAACGCTTAAATAAACGTTACCCCTATAACCTGTTAAAGATTGTCCAAAATAAGTCCAACTAAGTTTTAGTTTACTTGAAGCTCCAATATATGGACCTGCAGCTGGGTTGCCTCCACTGACAGGCATTGTCTGTAATGTGGCACTTGCACTAGTGCCTCTATTTAAACTTATTACAGCTGTATTTTCATTTGCATTGCTAACATACGAAGCACTTCCTAAACCTGTCCAGCTAACGTTCCAATTTTGCGGTTGCAAAGTAGAGCCAGATTGTAAAGGTCTTAAATTGCCATTTGTAAGATAATTGTTTGCAGTTTTAACATCTTTATTATAAAATATTTTAGCAAATCCTTTTTTTAACAATTTTATTTGACTATTATCTATAAAGTATACACCGCTTGTATTACCATTATAAGATTGTATTGTGCTAAGTCTATTTAAAGTAGCAGGAGTAGTAACAACCGAACCCGAGTATGTATATTCTGTAAAATTAATAGTAGTATTAGAAAAAGTATTAATTGATACTATCCACCATTTGCCTCCAGACATAAATACTCTACAACCAAACGATTTTGCTATATTCTTTATAACATCTAAACATGATAAATAAGTTCCATCGGTATTTAAAAATGTCCTATAAGGCAAATAAGCTTGAGCAAATGGGTCTGCTGTCGCACTTGTGCCTCTATCTGTCATACCAGTTCCATAAAAATTACAACTTGTTATAATATTTGGAGTTGTTGGTAAGTTTGCACTATTTAAAGAAGTTCTTAAATAATACAAAGCTGTATTAGATGTGTTAGTATTTACCGTATCAGCTATAGGTAAATTAATATTTTCTAACATACCTAAACCATCTACGCAGTTAAAATACAACATTTTTCTACCAGTAGAAAATGAGACTTGTACATTGTCACTAATAGCCCATCCTGTCCATTCTAAGTCGGTGTCAATATAAAGTTTTGCAAAGTATTTTCTATCGTCTAATGTAACGAAATTTGGCATTACGCTTAAATCAGAAACCCAAGATGTTCCATTATAATATTCAGTAATATCAATTGAAACGTTTAATTGACTTGTTAGTAATGGTTCAAATGGGTCATCTGATTGTGGTAAATATTCCAAAGAAATATCTACACCCATATATTCATATACAGTTCCGCTATAGCCATCTTCAAGCAAATAAAGATATACCTTTTTGTCTGCTTTTGTAGCGTATGTAATTTTGTATTTATTTGCGTATGCCATTATACTCCCCTTCTAAGTTTTAATGATGTTTCACTTCTATTTATTGCCAAAACTAAATCTTGTCCTCTTAATACAAATGAACCTCCATCATTACCTGCCATTAAATCTTTTAGTTTATCTAATGGAGCAACAACTTCAGGATTGGATTTAGCACCTGGATATTCTCCAATTAATCCCATTGTTGGCCCAGAAACTATACCGCCATCAGCAAATCCCATAAAGTATTTAAATAATCCTCCAAAACCACCTGAAGCTTTTTTAGATGCTGCAGCGGCAGTACCTAAAGCTCCTGTTCCTGGCAATAATGAAAGAACAATAGAGAATATTAAAGCCTTAAATGCAGCTGCTGCAATTTGTTTTACTAAATCCATAAACATTTGCCCTAAAGCTTCCCCTATATTTTGCCCTTGCTCCATTGCTGACCACAAGCCATTAAAAGCATTTGTTACATAACTTGAAATGGTATCAGCCATTTGCAAATAAGCATCAGCTTGTTGTTTAATTAAATTATTATTTGTAACTAAAGCTGCATTTTCAGCTTCTATTTTAGCTGGGTCTAAAGATTCGTAAAAAGATGATGTTGCACCTTGTAATGATTTGCCAAAATCACCAGACATAACATATTCACCAAATTGCTTTAAATCGCTTAATCTTTTATCTTCTGTTTTTGCTTTATCTTGAGGTTTTGTTTGTGCAATTACCTTAGCGTTTTTCTTTGCAAACTCTTGTCTTTTTTTATACTCAGCTAACCATAATCCTGTTTCAGATTTTAAATTCTGATACATACTATTGTCAACAGGAGTTTGTTTAGGAGGACTTAAGAATTTATTTTTACCCAAAGCGACTAAGGCACTTTGGTTCATACCTTCTAATCTTCTTAATAAAGACTCAGCACTTATCACATCCTCTTGTGCTGTTTGAATATCTGGGTAACCTAAAAATGCTTGTAACCATTGACTTGGTCCACCTCTTTGTTCTTTTCTTCTAGCTATATCAAGTTTATCCCTTTTTTCCATTATGCCTATTTGCAATTCGGCAATCCTTTTGCCAGTAACTTCAACCAATTGTTGTTGTTTTAAAGCTTCTGTATATTTAAGAACCGCCCAATAAGCATCACCTCCTAACTTTATTTTATCTGCCTCAACCTTATTTACTTTACCAATTATATCTTTTATGTCATTTAAGGCTTGTTTTCTTTCTCTTTCAGTGTAATTTAGGTTATTAGTTATAGTTAATAAGCTATTCAAAGAAGCAATGTCTGAGTTCATGTAATTGACAGCTCCCTTAATTTCACTATTTGTTTCTGCTAAAGTTTTATTAAAATCGTCTGTCTTTTCTTTAGCACTAAATATACCCATATCATAAGCGGTAACAGCTGCTACTAATGCTGAAAATGCCACATAAGCAGGACCAGCAATATCCGCAATACCACTTGCTAAAGCAGGTAAGTTGTTCTGAATACCTCTAAATCCATAAGGCAAATCCTGAATAACTAAAGCCAAGCTTGTCCATTGTTGATTTGCTGATTTAACCGCATTTCCTGCACTTTTAATTTTACCAGCAGTTATATCAGCTTCTTTGCCAATATCAGCTAATGACTTTTTTACAGCCGCAGAAACTACTTTAAACTGTTCGGCGTCAGCCGATATCTTAATTTTTATTTGTTCTTCAGCCATTATACGATTGGTTTAGCATTTTTATATTTTTCTAAGACCTTGTCTAATTCGTCTTGATTCATTATCTTTTGCTTCACAAAGTTACGATTATCGCAATCAAGCTCAAGAAGGTCCTTTGGCTTTACTTTTTTATTTTTTGGTGTAACTAAATTAACTATAATTGTTGTTTGCCACCTAACTTTAGCCCATTCTTGCTCTTCTTTATGCCTATATCCATACCACACAAAATCAAGTTCAGCCATCGTCATATCCCAAAACAAATGGGGAAGCACTTGGCACTCCCCCATTGTATATCTTTCAATATCAATCCACTCTAATTTTTTTTTACTCCGTCTTTTTTAGACTTTGTATTTTGCTGTTCTAATCCACTATTCATGCTATCATTTAGCACAGATATCATTTGATTGAATTTAACACTTGACATTCCACCAATATCATCAATCCAGTCGCAAACGTCTAAATCTGTAAAGTTTGGCGTAATACCCTCTTTGTATAAAGGATATTCTGCAGCTGCTCTTAACAGATTAGTGATTGCATCAAGTGTATCTGAACCACTTAAAGCTTCCCCTATTTCTGCTGGTCCAATGCCTTGTAACTGACAGAATCTTTTAAGACTCCATGTGCAGAAACGCATCGGTATTTTCTTTCCATCGGAAAGAGTTAATTCATAGTGTCCTCTCATGTTTTGGTTATTTTTTGGTTATTAGTTAGTAGCTTGAGTCAAAGCACCTGTTCCTGTAAATGAAGCAGAATAAGTAACTGGAGACTCCATGTCAGCAGTAATATCCATACTTTCAATAAACGCAGAACCAGTCCAAGACAAGTCTCCTGTTACTTTAGTTGTTCCAGAAACTGTAGTAAACCAAACAGTAACAGCTGTTCTATTTGCAATAGCACTCATTAACTCACCTGTAGTGTAATAAGAAGCTGTAGCAGCTGGGTCAACTGTAGCTAAACCATCAGTTGTTAAAGTCCAAGACTTAGCACCTGCTAGATGTTCTGTCCATCCACCACTTTGTTTATCTGTAGTTTCTGGTAAGTCTACTGAAAAGCTTAAAGAGCAAGAAGTAGCGTGTGCTACAACTTCAGTTCCAACCATTACAACTAATGAGGTTCCGTTAAATACGCCTGTTGTTGCCATTTTATTTTATTTTATCTTTTTTATAATTGATTTACGAAATGTTCAAATGTTAACACCCTTCTAAATATAAAAGTCTGGTCAACATAATCAAATATAGCTTGATTTGAGCCAACCTTCCTTGTTACAATATTAAAATCAGGACCAGCGTTAGGATAGTCTATAGGATAAACACCTATGATTCCTAAAAGTTCATTAGTCAAATTATCAACCGTTTTTTGACCAACTTCACCTGACTTTGAAGTCTTGTATATTATATCAAATTGAATGGTAACATCGAAGTTAAAACTTGTTTTGTCACTATTCTCAGCAGATGTTTGACTACTGATAATAAGAAATGGAGGTTCTACATTGTCTGGAGCTATGGTATCATAAACATCCAAAGAATAAGACTCCTCATTTAGCTTATCAAAATAAGCCTTTCTTATAGCTAATCCGCAGTCTTTCATTTACACAAATTTAGTGAAATATATTTATATTAAATCTTAAAAGCCGCCATTTCGTTTAGCATCTTCTCATAGTTGTTATCCAAAGAAGTAAACATATACGAACGATATGGTATATAACTCTTTTTGGGAGTGTGCTTGTTTTTGAATAAATAAGCATAGTTAAAAACAGCACTTCTGCTTATTGTGTGGAAACCTGGAATATGAAATCCTCCGCCAACCCCAAATTCTTGATAACCAGCATAAATAACCCTTCTGCCTTTTGCGTTAATCATATCAGGATTCCCAGCTGTAAACATACCTGAAATTTTACCTACTCTATATGCTCTAATACTATCTCTTAAGGCCTTTGTGTCTACAGGAGCATTTGCTTTTGCATCTCTTTTCATTAATGCCAAATACTTGGATAATACACCGCTAAAGTGCTTTTCGGCTTTAGCTGGAGCATTTTCAAATTTTTGAATAAGGGCGTCTAATCCGCTTACTTTTAATTCAAAATCTTCCATTAGCTAATTGTTGAACAACCTATTAAATAAAATTTATAATCGTCATTCTCGTTAATCACAGAATTAATCAAGTATTTCTGATTATTAAATACTATAACTAATTGATTGTCAATAACTAATGATTGAGCCCATCTTATTCTAAAAACTGTGCTATCGTCAATGGAGTCCTTGCTAAGAATGTTTGTTTTATTGTTTCCTCTGTTTTCAATTTGAGCCCAACAAGTATAATAGTCTACTAAAGTAGTTACACGACCACCTGCTCCGTCTGGGGTGCTTTCTTGGCTCTTGAAGGTAATTCTATGTCTTAATTGACTTATCATTATAAGAATATAGTTGTGCGTTTATAAGGCTCAATCATCTCGTATGCGGTCATCATATTCTCACTTACATGAGTAGATGGACTCTCAGACTGTCTGTAGTCATAAAGGTCAGCAATAAGCTTTAAAGTGGCTTGTTTGATGATATGAGGAAGGCAAGTAAAACCTGCTGTATAAGTAAATCTGTAATCTGAACGTGGGTAAGTTAAGATTCTAACTTTTTTGTAGTTAGTGCCATAAACCACATAATCACCGTTAGGAGACAATGTAATCCACTCTTTACCATTGAAATATTCAACTCTTGAGATATAGTTAATAGGCGTATAAGGCAATTCTATGATGTTGTCTACATAAGCAACAGTTTGGTAAGTTCTTTCAGTCATAGAAAATGAACCATATTGCTCTAGTCTCTTAATAGCAGAATCAATAATACCTTGTATCAAAACATCGTCATCATTGAAGTCTACTCTTAGATAATTTTTAGCCTCTGCTAAGGTAACTACCTCTGTTATAGAGTCAGAGATAATAGCTACGTCTCTTATAATTTGCATCCTAATTATTTTTACAAAAATACTAAAAAAGGGGTAGCTTTTGACTACCCCTTATATTTGATACTTAATCTAGGATTAAGCTACGTTACCGAAGTCACCGTATACAAACGCACCACCGTAGTAGATTGGGAATGCAATTCTTGCCTCAACACGAACAGTTACCAAGTTCTTTTGGAAGTTGTCGCTATCGAACTCAGAGAATTGAACACCAATACCAGTGTGCTGCATGATTTGAGCACCCATGTTCCAGTCACCTACTAAGAACTTGTCTTGAGCAATTGCAGTAGATTGGAATACTGGGATACCAGCGATATTGATTTGACCGTTGTTATCGATTACGATAGAACCAGGTACAGAGTAAGGACCAGATGCAGTCTTAGTTTTTAAGATAGAAGCCCAGTCTAATGGGTTAACTAAGATACCAGTTGCATTGTAATTAGCATTTGCAACTTGTGCAACAGCGTCTACTAATTGCTCAACGTCAACAGTAGAAGAACCTGTAGCAGCAGAAGCAGCAACAGTCAAACCTGTTAAGTTAACACCAGTACCATCTCCGTTTAATAATTGAGCATCTTCAGCGATTAAATATCTTTCTAACAAACGAGCTTGTAAGAAAGAAGTCATAGCTGGGATGTCTTCTAACATTTGACGAGAGATTTGCAAGTAACCTGCGATGTAACGAGCAGGAGCATCTTGCATTGTAATGCTCATATCTACGAAAGATTTTGCACTACCTTCAGTTTGAACACCAACTGTTCCAGCTTCTGCAGTTTCCTTAGGGAAAGTGAATAAACCTTGAGAGATGCTACCGATTGGTAATAAACTTCTAACGTGTACCTTTCTTGATGGGTAAGCGTAAACTTGCTGAGCATATTCACGAGGAATAGAACCAGTTAAGTTTGAAGTCTCAGTCATAACTGTAGACTTAGTGTCTAAATCAAATCTTGTACTTTTTTGTTCGCCACGAGCAAACTTGCCGATAGAATCAGCATTCTTTTCGATTTCAACTGCTAATGCACTGTTGAAAGATTTTACTTCTTGATTGTTCATTTTTGAATTACTTTTTGCTTGGAATTTATCCAATTCGTCTTTTAATACTGCAATCTCAGATTTTACTGATTCGATTGCGTTGTTGCTTTCTGCTTTTGCAGAATCAAATGCTTCTTTAACTTCAGCTTTAACGCCTTCAAAAGCACCTTTTACTTCTTCTAAGTTCATTAGTTGAAAATTTTGAATGATTGTAAATAGTTTACCAATTCCATCTCAGCCTTAACAGACGGATTCTCGACATCTTCCAATGCTTTTTCAAGCGGTTGTGATTCTTCGTGAATTGTCTCTGCGTTATCTAACTCAGATAAGAATTGTTGTAATTGCTTTAATCTTAATTCTAACAACTCAAATGTTGCATCTGTGAACTTACCATCTCTTAAAGACTTAATCGTTTTAGCGATGTTGTCAATAACTTCTGACTTCATTTCAGATTTAACATTTACTGTTGGCGTATTAGGATTAGCTCCCCATAAAACTGAGGAACCTTCAAACAATTTAATTTCTGTGATTTCATTGTACCCAGACTTAGATTGACTCTTAGTCGTTTGGAATCCAATGCTATGCTCTGTAATATGACCATCCTTATACAACTCATATAGGTCATTACCTAAAGTTGTGTTAGGAAGCTTTACTTGACCTTTAAGGCCGTAACCGTCTTCTACTAAAGAGAATGGTTTTGCTACAGGCTTGTCAGTAGAATGGTTCATTAAGTGCCATACTCTGTTTTTACCTTGAGGACCATTTTCTTTTAATGTCTTTGTGAAAGCACCTGGAGTAATTACATCTCCATCGCTATCAACGTTACCAAAAGCAGAATAATAGACAGTGATTGTTCTACTGCTATCCTCCATATCAACTGGAGTTCCACTTACCGATTTAGTGTTATAAAAGTTACTCATATTTATTTTTTAGATATACACTGTGCAGCATCTACAGTTGCAGTTATTTATTGCTCCGCCTGATGCGTCATGCGTATATTGCATTTCTATTACTCCGTAGTTAGGTGTATTAACCATGAATGGCTGATTCACATCTAATCTAACTCCGCCAGTATCTGGATTCGTTTGGTTGTCTAATTGCAAATGCCACTTACGAGGTTGATTTACATAGTCTCCATGAATCCATTGCTTTTGCAAAGGTATATTAACTTTTTGTGCTGCTCCCATAGCTCCTGTCGAAAGTGCTTGATGAGATTCAGTTCTTGCAATCAATAAACTCCTTGCATTGTTTATTTTTCCTTCTCTTAATAGCTTTATAGCCATTGCGTCAACTTCTGAGGTGCTTAGGTTATGTTCTTGGCCATATCTAATGGCTTCTGATAATATTCTAGCAATCTCCATGTCGGTAGTGTTTTCTATGCCGTACATTTTAGGTCCGCCATAAGTTGTCCAATAACCGAGCATAAACAAAGCCCAATCTTTTATGATGGAGCTAATGTCGAAGTCTAGGGAATCTTCTTTTTTATACTTGTCAAATATCTTCTGGTATTCCATAGCGGTTCTACCGCCAACACCTTCATACAAAGTTCGTAAAATATTATTAATATTCGTACCATCAAAAAACGACTTTTGATAGTTGGCTACTTGAGTCGTTCCTAATTCTTTTACCAGCTGTGCAGCTTTATCAAAATCTTTCTGAAGTGCAGCCTTAATCTTTGGCCTAAATTCAGTGATTGATTTCCTTGCAATCTTTTGTTGCAAAGCAAACTGCTGAGATGGATAAAGGATTTTTGGCATTAATCAGCTGAAGGATTATCAATTGCGTCTAACATTTTACCAGCCTCTACAAATATTGAATCTAATCCTTGTTGAGCACTTCTTTGTCTAATAGCAATCAAACCTGCTCTATCTACATTCTTAAAGTCAGAAGTATAGATGTAGTGGTAATGGTCTTTAGATTTAGGGTCAGCTTCAGAGTTGATTCCTAAATTCCACATAGCATATGCCTCAATACCATTAGCATCGATATATGCATTCTCTTCGTCTGTAGTTGGATGGTTCCAAGCTGTAGGAGTAATTACGTTTCCAGATTCAATTAAATCGTTTGCTTGTCCTATAGCAGCGTGATTAACCATATCTGTTTTCTTAACTTGCAAATTCTTAATTGCAATTTCTAAAGCATCAAATGATTTAAATTCCATTAGTCTAAAGTTAAAAGGTAAATAGTTTCAGCTACTAAAGCAGCAATTTCGTCAATTTGATTTTGAATCCAAGTCTCTTGGTATACACCTGCTCTTTGAGTTTGGATGTAACTGTATAAATCTTGGAAATACAAAATAATGATGTCGCAGTCTACATAGTCTTTTAAAGTTTGCACAGAATAACCTTGAGGTCTTCCGTATACACCGCTAGTAGATTCTACTAAGCCATCTACTAAACCAACAATCTCAGAATAGAAATTGTCTAACGCCTTATGACAAGCGTAGTCATCTGTTTGGTGATGCCATACGATTGCTTGTTGTTTAGCGGTATGTAACTGTGATATAAATTCTACAAATGTTGCCATGATTTTTATTTTACTGGTGGAATATTATAATCTCCTTGTTGTTGAGCATTTCTAGGGTCTTGAAGCATCGTTACTTCCGCTATAGGTAAATAACCAGCAGGAATGTAAATCTCATCCATTGTTTGGTCGTTTACTGGGTCGTAACGCATAGCTTGTCTCTTTTCGTTAGGTGTAATCCACCAAGACTGAGAAAGGATAGAAGACAATTCTTTCATGTCCTCTTGTAACTCTGGGAATACGGTAATATCAAAATCGATATAGTAATCTCTTCCCATTTCGTTTGCAAAGAATCTATTTAAAGCGTCACGAAGCATTACTAACTCAGGAAGAATAACTTGCGTTAACATTTCCTTTTTAGCTTCCTTCATGTTGTTGTAAGTCTTGTTGTCTGGGTCGTTAAATAACGCAGAGTTAACTCCATAAACGTTACATAACTCACGAAGTGTGATTTTCTCAGACTCCAAGATATTCAAGTCAACTGGGCTAAGACCCATGTCAACCCAACCAAGTTTAGCACCAGCGACAATAATGTTTCCAGCATTGTTGCTGATACCACCCAACTTTGTTCCGTATTGTTGGTAGAAATCTTCTTTCATCTTACCAGCTTGTTCTGGTCCGAAGTCACTTCCTTCGTCTGCATACAAGATACCACGAGGACCCTGATTCTGTAACATTGCTACAGAGGTGTCTTTAGCATCGTTAGAACGCTGTATAGTTCTGTAGGCAGCTTGTAAAGGACTTAAGCCATAAAGCTGTTGAGCATTAGTGTTAAAATAAGGGTTGAAGTACTTTAGATGAATCACATCTTCTTTTGCAATCTTATCCCATCCAACTAAAGTGAATCTGTAGCCTTCAACCCCATATAATGTACCATCGCTGATAATTGCGATGTATTGGGATGGGAGACAAACTAATTCAGAAACTCTGTTGTTACCTACTCTGTTCGCCCATAGGTAGGAGTTTCCTGTAATCAACTTATAGCCAATAACGTTTTCTAATAGTTCAGAAAAAGATTGGTATTCGTTTGGTTGTTCTAATAATTTATTTAAAGGAGAATCAGCAATCTCATCAACCGCTTTGATTCTTACTATCTCTGCTTTAGCAATGTCTGCAGTGCTACCTGCGTTTTCTACCATTGACTTATATCTCTGTAGGTCTTTTCTGTTCTTAACCTTGTAAACGTAAAATGGAACAGTAGACACTGTTTTAGCAATTCTTTTTACTACAGCGTATACTTCAGAGTTAGCAGTATAATCGTCTACATATTTTTTATACCCAAGACTAGGGTAGATGGCTCTACCACCAATGATACCCCCAAAGTTTGGTAATGGGTTATTAGTAGAGTTCATCTTGGGAGTAGCTTTCACTTGGAAAGGGTTAATCCCATTTATAATGTCCTTTAATTTCACTATAAGATATTTTTACAAAAGTAACAATTTTTTGTCCTAAACAATCCAACCACGCTTCGGTTTCGCAAATTTTGTGTATATAGCATATCGCATTGCATCCATTAAGTGGTCTCTAAACTTCACAGGTTCATCCATGATGTTGCCATCGTGGTCTGTCTTCCATTTGTAGTTCTTAATCTCATCTAACAAATCCAAAGATTCTGATTTGATAAAAAGTGGGAAAGACTTAACCTTGTTGATTCCAGCAAACACATCCTTAACGGCTGGTTTAAGATTAAATCCTGATTTGTTTACCTCAGCAATGGTCTTAGGTTCTGCGGCATCTGCGAATATCTCATCTCTACGAGACAAGCCAAAAGATTTTAATTTTTCTATTAGGAGGGCAGTAGATAACTTTGTTTCGTAAATCATTTGCTCCACATAAATATCGCCATCATGCATTTTACATCTAACCAAAGCGGTTTGGTTGTTATAACCGAAGTCCAATCCGTAGAATATCTCCCCACCTTCAGGGAAGTTTCGTCTACGTCTCCAATGGCTGTAGATGGTGGCTTCACTTATAGCACGTTCACCCAAACCGTAGACTCTCCAGTATTCGTGGTCAGCTTCTTTTAACCTTTCAATCTCCTCGACAATAGACTTTTCCAAAAAGGGGTTGTCTTTGTAGGTAGTGATGGTAAAGTCGGCATCCTCACGAGGAATCACCTTATCGTAAATCCAGGAGTAGTAATCTGAGGGGTTATAGTCAATAACTATCTTTTCGGTTGTACGAAGGGCTAACTGCATCCAAGATTCGTAGTTTACCTCGTTGGCCTCGTTAATAAACAAGTAATTACGCTTTCGACCTCTAATCTTTTGCGGTTGGTCAGTAGATACGAACTCTACGGTGTTTCCGCTTAGAAAGTATAAATTTTCTGATTTGTTGTGTTTGTCTTCTGAGTAAAGCCCATATTTCGAAAGTATCTCTATGAAGTCTCTCATTACAGAACCCTTGATAGACGGCAGCGAGGAACGGCAGATAGTCAACGTCTTTCCCCTTTCTTGTAACAGTTTTACGATAAACCATGTCAAGATATTGTATGTCTTGCCACTTCTTGTTCCTCCTTGCATAACTGAGATTTTTTTTGGACTCTCTTGCAAAATTTGGAACACTTTGTTGGTAGTTACTTCCATTCATTTTGTTTTTTGGTTATTTTAAGCTGATTACAGCCATTTTACTTCTCATTTGATGTTATGATACTATTTTATCATTAAAGTGTCTTAAATCGCCTTAAAATAGGCAAAGAATTGATTTTAGACAATTAGTCGCTATGCTCCTAATTCGTTTCACTCTACTCTTCATACTCTTCTTGCTCATTTAGGTCCAATAATTCCCCTTTATCGTGGTCGTATAATGGAATTTCATCAATCCTATCCGCCATTGAAGCAGGTACAGTCATGCCACTATCTTCTAGTTGCAAGTTTTCATCACCATCTAGCTGTTTAGTAGTAACGTTCTCTAATTCTTCAGGTCTAAGGACATTAACGGTAATCTGTTTCACCACATCTCCTTCGTGAGCTACTTCTTGTCTTTCTACATATCCTCTACGCTTACCTTTTGTCTTTAGCAAGAACATGGTAGCTAAGGTGTCTCCTTTGGCAATTCTCTCCATTAGCTTGTGTTCACCAAAGTCTAACATGATTTCTTCTGGCTCAATTTCCGCTAAGGTAGTTCTGAACTCTTCGTCTTCTTTAGCCCACTTGTTGTAAGTGCTCCTAGATACCCCAGCTGATTCACACGCAATAGTGATATTGCCAAAGTTCTCCTTATAGGCTATGATAAAAGCTTGTTTGGTTATGTCTTTGAATTGTGCATTCATAGATTACTTTTTTGGTTTGGGTTTACATTTGTACATATTACATTTTATTTTAATGGGTCATAGGAAAAATTAAAAAATTACAATCTCAAAAAATGTGAAGCCAATATTTTAAATCAGAATTTTAGGGGGCACAAGGCACTCCCCAAAACTTTGACGCTAAAAAACATGGTAGGGGGTCACTATCCTGTCACCTAATCAACCAATAATAAATATTATGTTAAATAAGCTTTCTCTCACCTACCAGAAGCCTCCTGTCCCCTCCCCTATCATGAGCAAAGCTAACAAATTAAACTAAATGATTTATACCCCTTCGATGTGCGCCACATAACAATTGGTCCTATTAATATAACAATTGTATTATAATGTACCCTATATATACAGTGATTTAATAAGTACATTCTATATTGTATATATATTATATAATGTATTATTCATTATCTAATGTATAATATAGTAGATAATATATACCACATTATTAGACCAATGTTACAACATTAATCTATTTTAACAATTTATTATAAATATTTCTTTATATTTCTTTTGTTTGTTTGATATTGTTTTATATCTTTATGTCTCATTAAAACCTTAAAACATGCAAACATTATCTAACATCATTCAACTATTCGGAGCTACTTTATTGGTAGCTTTTACCTACAATGTCGTTTTATTATTCATTAACCTTATTAAATCTAAGTAATCATGCATCAATCAGCTTTACAGGAAAGTGCCCCCTTTTATTTAGGCATCGTTCTGATTATGGTAATTTTTACCGCTTTTATTTATAACTACAAAAACACTAAAAAATAAACATTATGAGAAACGTATTTAACAATTCAGATTTAGCACACACATACGCTAACCGACTACAAAATAGCGGCCGTTCTGGTTCGATGTTCTTTGAGGGTTCAACTATTTATAGTTACGGCCATCATTTCCCTATTTGTAAATTCACTACCAACGAACAAGGCGAAGAGGTGCTTTTATTTACTACTCGTGGTTATTCCAATACTACAGGTAAGCATATTAGTATAGTAAGAGCAGCTACAAACCAATACAAAAAAATATATTGCAATAACCCGAAAGGAACACACGAAGAGAATTTTAAAGCATGGTTGAATAGTTCCGAAAATATAGCAAAAAATCTAATTAACGCTAGAAAGCCAGAAAAATACCTTGCCGAAATTGGATATAATAAAAGACAAGCGGAGCAATATTCAGAGTTTTTCGGTATTGATATTCCTCAAAATTTACAGGATGTTTTTAATATTAGCAATAAACAAGAGTATTTAAAGCTATATGAAAAACAGATTGAATTTGAGAAACAAGAGGAAAAAAGAAGAATTAAGGAACAAAAGATAAAATTCAAAGAACAATTTAAAAAGTGGATAAACGAAGAAACAGACAGAATTTATACATATTACAAATATGACTTTTTAAGAGTTAAAGATAACAGAATTGAGACTACTCAAGCCGTACAAATTCCAATGGAATTAGCAAAGCGTCTATATTTAAGCATCAAAAGCGACTCTTTGCACGTTGGTGACAAAATATTAAATTTTTCAGTAGACAAAGTAGGGCAAGAAATAAAAATAGGCTGTCACACTTTTACAAAGCCTTATTTATTACGTTTTGGGTCTCAATTATTTTAACATATAAAACATACTAAAATGACTATTAAAATTAACATTATTGAGGTAGCTAGTGAACTAGCCGAAAATGAGCTTAACTCTTTTTTTCAAGGTTTGATATACGAAGAAAGCGAAGAGGAAACAAATTACACAGAACAAGCACAGGAGGTTTTTAATGAACTTTACGATAAATATTTTGATTTATTGTACAATATGCAAGAGCCTGTAACATTAATAAAGGTTAACTGATGAGGCTTGAATAGCCGAAATAGAACCCCTTTTTAGGGGTTTTATATTAACCAATAAATTAAACAATGACACAAAAGCAAATCAACATGACACGCAATAGATTGCCAAAAATGTCAAGAAAAAGCCTAATTAGTACAATTTTTAACCTTTACAAAGGTGAATTAAGTACGGAAGATTGCGAAAATATTGCAAAGGCTACCGACTCAAAAATAAGAATTGCAATAATGAGCAAATTAATGTTAATTGAATATTTAGCAAAATAAGACTAAATAAAGGCTTTATTTTTTAGGTTGGTATTTTTATACTAACTGCAAAAGATAAGGCAAATTTGGGCCTCTAAATGGCTAATATTTAGACTTGTCTATGTATGCTGTAATAGTATGCAAAGCAGTCTAAGTATGTCCAAAAATCTGGTGTGCCCAAAAACCCTGTCAAAAAACCCAAAAATCTTTTATGATTTCCTTAACAAAAAACCCCTTAAAAATCTTAAATAATCACAAAAACTCCTTAATTTTACAAAACACTAACCAAAAAACCAAAAATCTATGTTTGAATTAATCACCGCCAAATTTGATTGCCATTGTGCAATTAGTGGCCGACTCATTAAGCAGGGTCAAGATATGTACTATAACTACATAACAAAAACCTGCATTCATCCTGTCGAATATGAACAATCTATAAATGCTATCCAAAAATCTGGAACGCAGTCTTATTTCCAACGTCACCAAAAACTTAACAAATAACCCCAAAAACCTTAATTATGAAAAAGTATGAATTTGTATGCAAAACTGATTTAGTAACAGGCGAAGAGTTTTACTTCACTAGAGAAGATGGCTATTTTTTAAGCCAGACTTTTAATAGAGACAAAGACAAAGCCTATGAATTATTCATCAAAGCAACAAACAAAGAACAATTAGAAAAATATGAAACTATTGAAACTATTTACTCACCAACCGAATAAACATGGAATTTATTAACCCATCATTAAGACAAAAAGGCCTCAAAGAATATTACACCTCCATTGGGCCAGGGGGTACAATGCAGAAGCAGTACACCTACAGAAAGATGCTGATTAGCTGGAACTCCAAAAAACCCCTAAACAAGTTTTATTATTGGAGGACACATTTTTATGGAAGTATCGAGGGATGCATGAGAGCGATTGACAGACATTATAAACATTACAAACAAACATTACAATGATTGAGATTAAGGATTACAAACAACTATTACAATACGGAGATTTAAAGAAAATCTGTGAGAAGACTGGGCTAACTCCGTATAGAATAAACTCAGGACTAGCGAGAGCAGACCAATTTATTATAGATATTATTGAAACATACTACGAAGCGAAGTTAAAGACATTGAGAGACCAAATTTATGACTATGAAGGATAAGTTATCTTATTATGTGGTGCCAGGCTTACCAACCGTAAAAGCTACCGATAAGAGGTCTATAGTTGACTTCGTGGCGAATGAACTAAACATCAACCCACATAAGTTAACAAGACCAGACCGTAATAGAGTTTATGTTCAGGCTCGTAATATGTGCTACTTTATCATGTTACATCAATTAGGAATGACATCTGTATCTATAGGCCACTATTTTAACAGAGACCATAGTACAGTATTACATGGACTAAAAATGCACAGAAACGATTATGAGCAGAATGAGACCTACAAGGAAAAATTCGATGAGATTATTTTCTTAATGAAATTATATAAAACAAAACCAAAAATCAAAAAATCACTTTATGCTTTCTAATTTCCACACATGGTCAGACAATGACAAAAAACTTCTTGTAGCAAAAATTTTGCATGAGATTAACTACTCACAAGCTTCATTTGAGCTTATTCAATCATTGATTAAGGTTTGGGAACAATACCCAACAAGAGAAGCTTATTTCTTTACACAAAACACAATTAACAATGGAATTACAAAAAACTAATCCTAGCTATGAGTTAATCAATAAAGACTCAATGTTACAACTTTCTAATGAGCTTAGTAAACTAATTAAGGAAAAAGGTTTGAGCTCAAACATTCAAGGTAAGCAATTCGTAAACGTAGAAGGATGGCAATTTGCTGGTGCTTCTCTAGGATTGATGCCAATTATTACTAATACTCAAGACTTATCAAATGAGACTACTATTAAATACATGGCTACTTGTGAAGTCCGTAATATTAATACTGGCAATGTTGTTGCTACTGGTATTGCCCTATGTTCCAATGCCGAAAAAACTAAAAGGTACTTTGACGAGTATGCTATCTTATCTATGGCACAAACTAGAGCAATCGGTAAGGCATATCGTAATCTCTTGGCGTGGTTAATGAAGGCTGCTGGTTTTGAAGCAACACCTGCAGAGGAGATGGACTTTGCTGTAGAAGAGCCTAAAAAACCCGCTAAGCCAGTAGTAGAGGTGGTAGCTGAGATTGTTGAAGAAGAGGAGGTTGATAAGGATAAATTGATGTTTGAAATTGCAAAATGTACCAAAATCAAACAATTAACTGATTTGTATTTTACACACAAGCAGTTATTTGATAGTAATGAAACATTAATGACTGTATTAAAAGCTAAAAAAGATAACCTAACTAAAAAATAAACCTATGAGTTTAGAATTATTACCAAAAATAGAATTAAGTTCTATAGAACCGAACAAATTTAATATTGAATTATTAAAGCAAACTATTGTTGCTCACTTCAGAGAATCTGGTGAATCACCTTTAGAGATGCTAGTTAAGTCAGAAGCTTTACAACAGCTTTTAGATGGCATTAGAGCCGAATTAAAAGAAGATGTAATTACTGAGCTTGATAAGTATCCTCAAGGTAAAGCAGACGTCTTAGGAGCTGAATTATCTAAGATGGAATCAGGTGTTAAGTATGCTTATGATGGTGATTACACATGGCAGAAGCTTAACCAAGAAGTTGAGGCTGTAAAGTACAAGCTTAAAGAAAGAGAAGCCTTACTTAAGGCTATTAAAGAGCCATTAGTAGACCCTGAGACTGGTGAGATGATTTATCCTGCACCTAAATATTCTACAACAACATTTAAAATTTCTTTGAAGAAATAAACTCATAGCCCCCAAAATTTAATCATTTACAAAACAGGGGTGTTAGTTATGTCTAAACTAGGGGGCTTAAACTTTAAATTATGAAAACAGCAATGCAGGTCGGAATATTTAGTATATTTGTAAAAATATAAACTATGTATAAAGTATATGTATTACCAAACGAAAAGTATTGTGGTGTAACAAAAAGAGATTTAAGTAAAAGATTATGGGAGCATAAAAATATATCCAATAGGGATATAACTAATGCAAAGGTTATTGCTGAATTTGAATCTAAAGAAGAAGCATTAAGATTTGAAGAAGAATATCAAATAACAAATGCTTATTTAGGTTACATATATGGTAATAATTGGAGGAAAATACAATCAGATAAATGCTTAAAAGATAAGCCAAGTAGTTATAAACAAAAGAAAATACAATGTATTGATAATGGTATGATATTTAATAGTGTAAGAGAATGCGAAAGGTATTTTAATGCAAAGTCTGGAAACTTAACAAAACATTTAAAAGGACATTTACAACACAAAACATTTAAAAAACTAAAATTTAAATATTATGAGTAAAAGTGCAATGCAAGAATTAATGGAAAATGTTGAACATCTTAAAACTATGGGGGTAACGATTCATTGGGAAAAATACCTTGAAAAAGAAAAAGAGCAGATAATAGATGCTTATGAAAATGGATATGAGGCTTGTGATATGGATGAAGCTATGGAAGTAAATAAAAAGCTAACAAGCGGAGATTTATATTACAATATGAATTATAACCAAAACAAATAACATATGAAAGACAATGAAATAAATATATTTATTAAAAGAATGAAAAAAATAGGTATAGAATTACAACTTGTTGGTAATGTTCCTTGGATATATTTAGATTCTGTCAATGGCAATAGAGTTAAAAAAGAAGATTTTGTTAATGCTAATCACGGATTTAATATAGGTTGGTATGGCATTACACTTGGTGCAGAGCCTCGTTTGATTGAAGATAGAGATTTAATATTTAAAATGATAAGAAAATACTTAACCAAAACAAATAACCTATGATACACGTTTATCCATTAGACGATATTAAAGAACATGACACTTCAGATACAGGTAACACTTGTGAATGTGAACCAAATATAATAATTGAACCAGATTCAGAAATATTAGTAGTTCATAATTCATTTGATGGTAGAGAAGGTGTAGAATGGGTTAATGAAATAATTAAAAACAAATAACCTATGAAAGTATTAGAATTTCTTAAATTTTTCTTTATCAGCGTTCCTTTAGCGTGTGTGCTATTTGTAACTGCTAATTTTTACTTTGAATTAAAACGACTAAAATTAAGATGGCAAAAGAGATAAAAGGATTGGAGAATAATATACCTGTAAGAATGGTGTATATAGATACGAAAGAAGAGGTGTATTTTGACTCAATTTCTAAGGCTGCTAGGAAGTTTAAAATCAATGCTCAAGCCTTGAGAGATAGCTTAAACCCATTAGCTCGTAAGAAGTTCTTGATTAACGATGGAACGAAGGATAGAGTGGTGGCTTTTAGGATTAAAAAAGAATCTTAACTTTGTAGTGTCATGGACGAGATGACATTTAGAATTTTTTAGCCCAAAGAGGCGTTGGTACTCGTCCTACCAGCAAATCTGAGGGCATTTTTTATTTATGAATCATAATTGGTATGCAGTATTACCTGCGAAAGTTTTACTTAGTAAAGAACTAACTGACAAACAAAAGTTGTTAATTGCTTTAATTTCTAATTTATCTAATGAGAGAGGTTATTGTTTTGCTTCTAATCGGTATCTAGGTGAGTGTTTAGATTGTTCAGAATCTACTATAAAAGACCATCTAAAAAAACTTGAAGAAATAGGTTTGTTAGGTAGAATTGTTAAGCTAAAACAAAATGGTGAAGTAGAGTTTAGGTCGTTGATTATTAACATTGAAATACCTCAGCCAGAAAATACTACTACCCCAGCCGAAAATCTAACCCACCCCCCAGCCGAAAAACTGGCACATAATAACAAAGAATATAATAACAAAGTTAATAAGATATATAATGGTAGAGATGCCTTTGTTAATCGTGTTAATGAAGTAAAAGATAAACTTGGAAATGAATATCAAAACTTTATTGATTACTGGACCGAACAAGATGATAAAGGTAAAATGAGATTCCAAGCTCAAAAGTTTTTTGATGTAAACCGAAGAATAGCTACATGGGTTAAGAACTCTAAAAACTTCCAACCAATAACTAACGAAAAACCTAAAATAACCCTTAAATAATGGAAGCTGTCATCCTACCTAAAAACATAGAACTTGAGCAAAATATACTTGGCTCATTATTAATAGATAAGAATGTAATACCATTGGTGATTGGTATGCTAACACCTGAGGTATTTTACGACCTTAAACACCAAAAAATCTTTAAAACACTACAAGAGATGTATAATAGCAATACAGCTATAGACATCACTACGGTTGCTCAAAAGATGCAGAACGATAAGTCACTGCAAGAGGTCGGTGGTGCTTATTACCTATCTAAGCTTACTGATGCCATTGTACGAACTAACCACCTTAATACGCACATTGAGATGGTAGTTGAGATGTTTAAGAAGCGTAAAGCCTATTTACTACTAAAGCAACAAGTAAATGGTTTCTTAGACGTTGATAATGAATCAGTTGATTTAATAAGTTCACTAAATAGTGAACTAATAAAGATTCAAGAGTTTGGGGATATTAACGAAAAGACTATTGAGCAGATAGTTTTAGCCATCATAGAAAAAAGAGACATGGCTCAAAAAGGTGAGTTATTAGGGTTTAATACTGGATTTAGCGAACTGAATCATACCATAGCAGGTTGGTGCAAACCAGACATGATTATAGTGGCTGCAAGGCCAGGTGCAGGTAAGACAGCCATGATGCTTTCAAGTATATATCACTTAGCAATCCTAAATAACGTTTCTACGGCCATTTTTAGCCTCGAAATGAGCTCCGAACAGTTAATTGAGAGGATGGAGTCAATCGTGTCTCAAGTGCCCTTAAAACGCCTTAGAACGAATAATATGAATGATTACGAAAAAGGAGTAGTTATGAAGGCTGATGACAAGATATTACAATCACCCATCTATATAGACGATACAGGCGGTATTAGCATCCAACAACTTAGGGCTAAAGCTACCGTTATGAAGCAGAAATATGGCATAAAAGTCATTTTTATCGATTATTTACAGCTCATGACGGCTAACGGCAAACAAAACCAAAACAGAGAGCAAGAGGTAAGCACAATATCTCGTAGCCTAAAAGCGTTAGCTAAAGAGTTAGAGGTACCTATTATCGCCTTATCGCAACTTTCGAGAAGGGTAGAAGAAAGAGCAGACAAGATGCCTCAGTTATCTGACCTTAGAGAGTCTGGTAGCTTAGAACAAGATGCCGATATTGTTATCATGCTTATGAGACCATCTTACTACGAAATGACTGAACCTGTAAATATAGGTGGCACAGAATATAGCTGTGAGAATCTAGTCATTTGTAAGGTAGAGAAGAATAGACATGGACAAACTAAAAACATACCGCTTAGGTTTATAGGTGAAACGGTAACTTTTGAGAATCATGGGTAAGTTTTATACAGATAGAAAAAAGACTAAGTTTGAAATAGAACAAGCTAAAGCAAATGATGGTTATTATCAGGTGTTAAGGCTATTTGCTAAAAATACCAAAGTATTAATTATTCATAATACAGATGCTTTGCGAAAGGGTTATTTTTTGTTAGAGTATGAAAGAGATGGAATGCCATCAGGGATTGCAGATGCCAAAGTAGAGTTCTTTGCTTTTAACTTGGACCTTAGAGATAGGATTGTGTTTATCAGAGCAGAGTTTTTAAGGATTAAAGCTAGGAGATATTATAAGGTTGGTGACATTAAAAAAAAGGATGGAGTGAGTTATGTTAAGATGCCAACAACCGAACTAATCAGATGGGCTTAGTATAATATATTAAAATATATAGTAACTTTGAAATTATGGCATACCTAACAGCGGCTGATTTAACCAAGATGATGATGGAATATTTGAAGAGTAGAGGTAATGATGT